ATGCGCTGGCGCTTCCGTTGGCTGTCGGCACCGGCCTTCGGGAGGGTGGCCAGTTCGAACACGGCATAGGTGTCGCCGATGTCCAGCTCGGCCCTCACGCCGGTGTGGCCGAGGGCGCCGAGGTCTAGGGCGCGGTCCTGGATGCCGGCCATCAGGAAACGCAGGTGGCTGGGGATCTGGGGTGCGGGTGTCATGAGTAGATACTCCCTGTGTCGCGGCGGCTGATTCGGGCAGAGGCGGAGACCTGCTGGCGCGTGCGCATCGGCTGGCGAACGCGCAGGGCATCGCTGCCCGGGTTCATGGCGCCGACCATCAGCGCCAGCAGCAGCGGGGCAATCCAGCCGCGGCTGATGGCCTCGGCCACGGCGCCGGCGGCGCGCATGGCGTGGAGGTGATAGAGCAGCGTGGTGACGGTGGCCTTCACCGTGCTGGGTGAGCAGCCACGCAGCTTGGCGATCTCTTTCTGGGTGAGCCCGGCTGCCAGGCCGGCGATCACTTGCGCCTGGGGCACGGTGGGCAGGCCGGAGCCGCGGCGGCCGGTGCGGCAGCGCCAGCCGGCGAACTCGAACTCGGTGGGGCTGTGGTGGGCGGTGGCTGACATGGCGGTGATCCCTGTCGCGGTGAGCTTGTGGGATTAACTATTACCCATAGGTAAACTAGCGTCAATACCTAGAGGTAACATTTTCCGCGCAGGCATGAAAAAGCCCGCCATGGTGGCGGGCCGGGGGGTGCGGGGCGGGTGGCGCTAGGTGGGGTCGTCGATCTCGGGTAGACGGCCTTCCTCGCCGAGCGGAAGGTTGAGGGGCATGGCCAAACCTCGCAGCCCGATGTTGCCGACGATGGCATCTAGGGTAGGCCGCACCGCCCCATAGAGCAGTGTGGTGGCATAGAGCCGCTCCAGGGGCTCCTTGACCGCGTAGGGTGTCTCCCCTTCAGCGAAGCGGAACGCACCACGAGCGGTTGCTTTCAGCAGCGGCTCGCGCTCCTCTCCCTGGTTGCGAGCGTAGAGGTTCAGCTTAAGGGTGACATCGAAGCGGTCATCTGGCTCATCCTTCTCGTGGAACCCGACCTCAAAGCGCATCTCGATCAACTGGTTCGCACTGGGTTCCCCGGCCAGGCAGTTGGCTTCGATCATATCGAAACGGTATTGATCCAGGTGAAAGCTGACAATGCTCATTGAATGACCCGCAGTTTAGGGCGTGGTTGGTCGCTGAGGTTGAAGTCGATGCCGCCCCGGAAGGTGTCGGCCTCTGGCGCCGGCGTGTGGAAATGCTCATGCATGTGGTTGTGGTGGTGCACGACCCGGAAGCCGTCGGGGCAGTCGCGCAGCCAGGTTTCCACGACCCGTTTCAGCGTCACGTTGATGGTCAAGCCTTCGCGGCTGGCGGCCAAGGCGAGTTCTCGATGCAGCTCTGGTCCCAGTCGAACATTGAAGGTGCCGCTGAACGGCTTGTCGGGGGAAACGCCTTCTTCTTCGCAGAAGGCTAGATACTCATCGACTTGCTCCTCGAATGCCTGCTGAAGGCCTTCCGGTGTCTGCGCCTCGAAGGTGACCAGATCGACAATATGCAGAATCTTGCCATGCAGGACGTTGTCTTCGAGCGAGACCTCGATGGAGCCTTGATACCCTTTGTATTCCAGTACGTTAGGTTTCATATCTTGCCATGCTCCTCCAAGGCGGTGAGAACTTGGTCAATCACATACGCCTTCAGGGTCTTCTCGGGGTGAGGCTCGTGAAGGCTGATCTTGCGCTTCTCGGCATCGATGAATTTGCGTCCCGAGCCACTTGATTTCTTCAACGTGTAGCCGAGCCCCTCCAGCAGAGTCACGAGCTCACCCCAGGTAAAGTCCTTGGGGCGCTGTTTCAACCGGTCCAGTCGCTTGTTACCCATGAACACCCCTTGGTCGACTGCTCTGCCGGGGGTGCAACTGTAGTCTAGTTGCACCTACCTGTATAGGTCCGCGAAACACGTTTCTCAAGGGGTCTCCTCCGTTCTTTCGGCTACCCTGTGCGGGCATACAGTGCTCTTACAGCCGGGTCTTGGCCTCCACGGCAACGCCCAGGATGCGGCAGTTGCCGTTGATGGGGATCAGCGGGTAGGCGGGGTTGAGCGCGCGCAGGTAGCGGCGCCCGCCATCCTCAATCAGCTGCTTGAAGGTGGCCTCGTTGCTGTCGTCCAGTTGGGCGGCCACCAGCTTGCCGGGTGTGGCCTCGAGGCCGCTGTCGAACAGCACCAGGCTGCCCTCCGGCACGCTGGGGCGGGCCCCGGGCGGGGCGGTCATCGAATCGCCCTGCACCTCCAGCCAGAAGGCCTTGCCCTGGGCGCGGTAGTCGGTGGCCTCTTCGTGGGGCTCGGCCCCCGGGGCGTAGGGCGTGACGCACTCGGTCCAGGCGCCGGCCTGCACGCGGCTGATCACCGGGTAGCGGTGGTAGCGGATCGGCTGGGCGGCGGGAGCGATATTGCTGGGCTCCAGGGCGGCCTCGCCCATCTTGCCCTCGCGCACCAGGTCGCCAACGCGCGGAAGCCCGCCCAAAAGGTCGCCTGGCCGGTGCTGTTCTTGATCAAGCCAGCCCTGCTGGAGATCTAGCGAAGCCTCGATGCTCCGTGCCAGATCCTCCCCGATCCTCTTCCTGTGAGCGCCATCACTGAGGCAGCGCGATATGTAGCCTGGCTGCCTGTCGATAGCAGAGGCCAGCCTGACCTGCTTCCCGCCAAATCGCTGTTTCAGTAGGCGCTTGAGGTTCTGCCGCCTGATTTCGTAGATGTCCATGGGCATATCATCGGGCCTTGTTACCCATTGGTAAATTACCCTTGGGTATTGAAAAAACTTTACCCGTAGGTAATGCTTTGGGCAGCGACTCAGGAGCTGCCCATGAAGAAACGACACGACGCCCTTCTCGAATGGCTGAAAGCAGCCAGTGATTACCAGGTCAGCCGAACAGGCACGACCAGGGCCTACCTCAAGCAGATCGGCTACGGCAACAAGACCGCTTCGCCGGAGATGGCCGCCCGAATCGAGAGCGCGACTGCTGGCGCTGCAACTCGCCGCAGCCTCCGTCCCGATGACTGGTGGGCCATCTGGCCCGAGCTTTCATCTGACTCACAGCCTACGCCACCCACCGAGCCCGCCGCCGCGACCGGCGAGGCGTGAATGGGCATACAGGGGTTTCGCCATGAGTGAACATCGCGCCTTCCGCGGGGTGTGGATCCCCGCCGACATCTGGCTTAGCCGCGAGCTGACGCTCCAGGAGAAGGTGATGCTGGTGGAGATCGACAGCCTCCAGCACCCGGAGAAGGGCTGCTTCAAGAGCAACAAGGCCCTGGCCGAATTCTTCCAGCTCTCTCGCAACCGGGTCTCCGAGATCATCACCGGCCTGACCAGGAAGGGGTGGATCAGGGTGCAACAGGTCCGCCAGGGCAAGCAGGTGGTGGAGCGCCGCATCTTCATGCTCAGGCCTCTTACCAGGCCCGATGCTGGCGCCGAACAGGGTGGTCAGGATTCCGACCAGGGTAGTCGGAAAGCCGAACAGGGGTGTTCGGAAAACAAGGCGAACCCTGTTCGAGATTCCGAAGGGGGGTATTCGGAAAACCGTGAGAACCCTGTTCGAGATTCCGAAGGGGGGTATTCGGAAAACCGTGAAGAGAGGGGTTCAGGGTTTAGGGGTTCAGGTTTAGGGGTTCAGTTGAGCAATACAGGTGAGGGGTCTTCTTCGCCGGGGGCACGCCCCACGGCGGCCGAGGGGGAGTTCCTGGGCGCCGATCGACCCGACCCCGAACCCCAGGGCGGCAGCGCGGCGGGCGAGCCGCTCGAGGATCTGCTGGGGCGCGTGCCTGAGGACATGCCCGGCACTCGCGACCCCAGCGCGAAGACCTTCAAGCCCTGGGCCAACTACGCCTGTGCCTACCGGGCCCGCTACGGCACCTGGCCGGTGTGGAACCAGAAGACCGCCGCCCAGATGAGCCAGCTCGTTGACCGCGTGGGGGCTGAGCTGGCGCCGAAGTGCGCGGCGTTCTACCTGCGGATGAACCACCAGTTCTACCTCGCCAAGGTGCATCCGGTCTCGCTGCTGCTGGCGGACTGCGAGGCCATCGCCACCCAGTGCACTACCGGTCGCCAGGTCACCCAGGCCCAGGCGCGCCAACAGGACTCCACCCAGACCAACCTGAGCAACCTGGAGCAGGCCAAGGCTCTGCTGCGGGAGCGCCGTGCCCAACGGGAGGGATCGTCATGCCACTGACCGCCGAGCAGTACGAGCAGGTGCTGGAGCTGGTGTACGCCACCGCCGAGGTGCTGGGGCATGAGATGCGCCCCTCTGCCGGGATGCTGATCGCCGAGGACCTGGCGGCGTATCCGCTCGCCGAGATCCGCCAGGCGCTGGCCCGCTGCCGCGCCGAGCTGCACGGCCGCCTGACCCTGGCCGCGATCATGGAGCGTCTGCCCAGCGCGAATGCTCACCTGCTGCCCAACGAGGCCTGGGCGTTGGCGCTGACCAGCATGGACGAGCAGGAGACCGTGGTGTGGACGCCGGAGATCGCCAAGGCATTCGGGGCGGCTCGGCCGGTGCTAGAGGGAGGCGACAAGGTGGGCGCCCGAATGGCGTTCATCGCCGCCTACGAGCGCGAGCTCGCCCTGGCCAAGGCCGGGGGCCTCCGCCCCGAGTGGCAGGTCTCGCTGGGGCACGACCCCCAGCGCCGCCAGATCGTCCTCGAGGAGGCGGTAGCCGCGGGCCGACTGCCGGCGCCGAAGGTCCAGCACCTGCTGCCGCCACCGGATGAGCCGCCGACCAAGCAGGCCCGGGCGCAGCGCCAGCACGTGGTCGCCAAGCTGCGCGAACTGATCAATCGCCCGGGCCAGGAGGCCGCGCGGATGCGGGCCGAGGCCCGGGAGCAGGAGGAGCGCCGCCGCGCTGAGCTGCTGGCACAGGCGGGTGAGCCGGTAACCACCGTGGGGAGGGCATGACCATGAACGCACTGATGCAACCCACCAGCAACCGCGCGGCGCTGAAAGGAGCGTGATGATGAATACCGTGCCCTTCGAGTACAACGGCCAGCCGGTGCAGTTCACGACCAGCGGCTGGATCAATGCCACCGAGATCGCCAAGCGCTTCGGCAAACGGCCGGTTGATTGGCTCAAGCAAGCAGAGACGCGCGCCTATGTCGAGGTGCTTGCCGATGCCCTGGGCAAAAGCAAAGTGACTCAGGATCACTTTGGCCTGGTCGAGACCAGCCGCGGCGGCAAGGCGCCAGGCACTTGGTTGCATCCTAAGCTGGCTGTCGCATTCGCTCGCTGGCTGGATCTCAAGTTTGCCGTCTGGTGCGACCTTCATATCGACGCACTGCTGCGCGGCGAGGTGAGCGCGCAGCAGCAGTTCGACCAGGCATGCCGCCACCTCGAGGATCGTCGTCAACTGGCCAGCGCCCAGGGCCGAGGCTTGGCGCAGTGGCGTTTCGAGAAGCAGCCCCTGGAGGCGCGCGTGGAGTATTGGCGGCATGAGCTCCAGATGGCCCTGCCTCTGCACCTGGCGGGAGGGGAGGCCTGACATGGGAGTGAAGACCAAGGAGCTGTCGATCCTGGCCGCCGTGGCGCAGCAGTGCGTCGAGACGCGCCGGCCGATCTCCTCGCTGATCGTGATGGCGGCCTGCAACGCCCGCACCGGTATCGAGCAGGACAAGGTGCTGGTCCACCTGGCCAGCCTGAAACGCCAGGGCTACGTCACCCAGGAGGGCGAGCGCTGGGAGGTGACGCCGGAGGGCCACCAGGCTGCGCGCCAGCATATCGCCCAGGCGGCCACGCCGAGCCAGGAGCCGGAGCCGATCCCGGCGAAGCCGCCGGTGCGGCCGAAGAGCCGCGACACCCTGCGCCCACGCCAGCACACGGCACCCAAGCCGATCACGCGGCTGGGGCCGCCGATCTCCGCGGAGCTGCTCAACCGCTGTGCCGCCATGCACCTGGCGCTACTCCCCGAGGTGCAGGCCGCCTATGACCGGGGCGAGGAGGGCGCGGCCGCCGAGCTGGCCTGGATGATCGAGACCGGCCGCCTGCTGCTGAAGGCCGGGGGTGAGGCATGACGACACCGGTGAAAGGCGGGCCCCAGGCGCGTCGCGCGGCGCTGCTGTGCCAGAACGCGCGCTTCTGCCTGTATCTGGATGCTCGCCGGCGGCGGGCCAATGGGCTGGCGCTGGAGGCGCTGCCGGATGGCACGCATACCGCCGAGGATGCGGCGGACTTCATCCGGCATGCGTGTGGGGTGACAACCCGAGCGCTGCTGGATGCCGATCATCACCAGGAAGCACGGGCGATGCTCGATCGCATCGTGGCGGACTACCAGCGCTGGGAGCGCGCGCAGAGGAGGGCAGGGCAGTGACGAGCTATCGGACCAAGCCGAAGACGCTGGCGCAGGCTAAGCGCAACCCGCCGCCCGGGGCTCGTAAGCCGGCCAAGCGCCGCGCATCAGGCCATGACTACGAGGGCAGTGAACAGGAGGCGCTGATTAGCTGGCTGCATGGCGAGTGGCGCCGCGGCACCGAGGTGGGGCAGGCCTACCCGGTCACCTACCACGTGCCCAACGGCGGCAACCGTGACGGCCGCACCGGGGCGCAGCTGAAGCGCCAGGGTGTGAAAGCGGGGGTGTCCGATCTGGTGGTGATGGAGGGGCGCGGGGGGCTCCTCGGCCTCTACATGGAGTTCAAGGCCACGCCGCCGCGGCATGCCTCGCTGGCGTCATCCCAGCGCGACTGGCTGGCGCTGGCCGACGAGCGAGGCTATGGCGCGGTGCTGGCGCGAGGCCTGGAGGAGGCGCGGGCGGTGCTCCGCGAGTATATGGCGCTGCCGCCCACCCGGGTGGAGGGACTGAGGTGGCAGCTGGAGGCGGGCACAGACTGGAGGCGTTGATGCGGCTGCCGAAGAGCGTGCAACAGATAGCGGACGTCATTGGGCGTGACAAGGCCTTGCAGTTGGTGAGACGGCTGCCGCCCTGTGGGCGGCGGTCTCGGCGTCGAAACCTGTATATCCCAACGCCGGCCAATCTGGCCCGGGATCACCGCCTGGTGGAGCTGGTGGGCTGGGAGGATGCGCTGGCGCTGGCCGAGGCCCTGGGTGGTCAGACGATCCAGCCGGCCTTGTGCCGCTACATGGAGCGGGCCATGGATAACCGGCGGGTGCTGGCGCTGCGTGACATGGGGCGGACGGTGCCCGAGATCGCCGAGGAGATGGGCATCAGCGAGAAGTGGGTGACCGCCATCATTGATGCCCGGGAGATGTACCAGGGCGGCAGCTCCGTCGAAGTGGTGGCCCATGCGGTGAAGATCTCGCCGCTGACCCTGGGGTATCTGCTGGGGGTCGACGTTGGCGACAGCGACCTGGGCGCCCCGGTGAAGCCCCGCGCCCGGCAGCATCGGGCGCCCGATCCCCAGCTTGGCCTCGACCTGTGAACCCCCGCCAGCGGAGCAGGCTCGCGCGTTGCCGCACACTGCCAGGCATGCAACCACCACCGCGCGCCGCGCGGATCGAGACCTTGATGCCCAGCGAGGACGCAGGCCCGGTAATGGCGGAGATGAACGAGCGATTGGCACGAGTGGAAACCCGGCTCGATGGCCAGGGAGAGATCCTGAACCGCCTGGAGCGCCACATGGAGTCCATGAGCGACAGCCACGCTGAGATGGCCAAGGCCGTGGCTCAGATTCCCACCCTGTTCAACCAGATGCTCGACGTGCAGAAGATCGCCTCCGACCAGGGCAACCGCCTGACGGCGCTGGAGCAGGAGATGCAGCAGTCGCGCCAGGTCCGCCAGCACCTGCGCACGGTCATCGAACCCAAGGTGGCCCGCAGTCACTTCATCGCCAGCATGGCCGGCTGGACGGCTGCCTTGCTGGTCACCGCTGTCGTCACCGCCACCGCCAAGGGGTGGCTCGAGTAGGAGGCTTCATGCAGAAGATCGCCCCGCACTTCTCCCGCCATGAGTTCGAGTGTCGCTGCGGCTGTGGCTTCGACACTATCGATGCCGACACCCTGCGCATTCTCGAGGCGGTTCGTCAGCACTTCGGCATGCCGGTCACGGTGACCAGTGCGGCGCGATGTCGTTCGCACAATGCCGCCGTGGGCGGTGCATCGCGCTCCCAGCATATCTATGGCCGGGCGGCTGACATCAAGGTCTCCGGCACGCCTCCGGCCGCGGTTCACGACTGGATCGCCCAGCAGTTCCCCCACGCCAGCCTGGGGCTCTACCGGACCTTCGTGCACGTCGACACCAGGACCGGCGGCCCGACGCGGTGGCGCGGCTGATGGAGGCGCTTACCGCACACCTGGCGCCGCTGGCCATGCTGGCGGCTGGCCTGTTGACCCACCTGCTCAAGAAGTTCATAGAGGTGCGCCAGCAGTTGGAGGCGCTGACCCTGGGGGCCTACCTCAAGGCACGCCCGTACAAGACGGCCCTGGCGGTGATCGGTGCTGGAGCCGGTTATCTGATGATCGCTGAGCCATCGACGCCCAGCTTGGTGGCGGCCTTCGGGGTGGGCTATGCGGCCGACAGCATGCTGGAGGTCATCGGCGCCCGGGGCAGGGCGGCTGCCAAGTGATCGGCCTGCTGCGCTCCTGGAGGCTGTGGCTGGCGCTGGCCCTGGTGGTCGGCGCCGCCGGCGTGGTGGCTGCCGGGCTGCACCAGGCTCGCACCATCGGCGAGCAGAAGGCCGAGCTGGCCACCAGGCAGGCCGCCATCGAGGAGCTGGGCAGACAGCTGGCCCGGCAGCATGAGCAGCACCAGGCGGCCATGGCGGCACGTGACGCCGCCCTGGCGTCTCACCGCCAGCAGGCCCAGGCCGCCCAGGCCCGGGCCGCCGCCCTGGATCGTCAGTTCACCGAAGCGAGGAGCGCAGATGCAGACGTTGACGCGTGCATGGGGATGCGCCTGCCTGACGGCATTGCTGACAGCCTGCGCCAGTGAGCCGGTGATCGTCACCGAGGTGCGCCCCCTGCTGCCTCCTGCCGCCTACCTCGAGCCATGCCTGGTCGAGCTGGGCGACGGCACGATCGGCGACGCGCTCCAGGGCCTGCGGGCCACGGTGGAGTGCGACCGCGCCGACAAGGCCGCGCTGCGTGCGTGGCGAGAGCTGCACATCGAGGACGATGGCGACTGATCGCCGCAACTTTTTAGGTACTCCCGGCGGGGGTGCCGCCTGCGGGTCAGCAACGGCGCGGAAATTCGCATGAGCGAGCCGCGCCAGGCCCGGTTGATTGTTGGTGTTCGAGGAGGCCATGGCGTTCAAGGGAAAGGGAAGGGCGGTCAACCGGGAGGAGCTCGCCGAGGTGTTCGGCGTGTCGCTCAACACCGTTACCTCATGGGTGCGACGCGGCTGCCCGTTTGATCAACGCGGCAAGCAGGGTAGGCCTTGGCGCTTCAACACGAAGAACGTCTCCGAGTGGCTGCGCGCCGAAGCCCGGGCCGAGGCCGAGTCCGACGCGCCGATGGACGAGTTCGAGCTCAAGCTGCGCAAGCTCGCCGCCGAGACCGCCCAGGCCGAGCTGGATCTCGCCGTCGCCCGTCGCAAGGTGGCCCCGATCGACGAGTTCGAGCGCGCCCGCGCGATGGAGAACGCGGTCGTGCGTGCCAACGTGATGAACGTGCCGAGCCGTGTGGTCAGCCAGCTGATCGGCGAGACCAACGAGGCCCGCTTCAAGGAGGTGCTCAAGGCCGAGCTGGTGCAGGCCCTGGAGGCGGCTGCCGAGGCCGACATCGAGCTGGAAGAGGAAGAGGGTGACGATGCAGACGATTGAGGCCGCCGAGCAGTTCAGCAACACCGCCGGAGTGCTGCGCGCTCTGAAGCGCAGCGCCCGCCACCTGATCCCGCCGGCGCCGCTCAAGCCCAGCGAGTGGGCCGAGCAGAATGTCAGGATCCCGGCGGGCAATGCTATCCCGGGGCCGATCCGCTTCGACAATGCCCCGTACCAGCGCGAGCCGATGGATATGGCTGTCCACCCCGGGTGCTACCGAATCTCGCTGATGTGGGGCGCCCAGGTCGGCAAGACCCAGCTGGCGCTCTGCCTGCAGGGCTACAGCATCGCCCACGAGCCGCGCAGCCAGATGATGATGCAGCCCAGCCAGGGCGACCTGATGACCTGGCTGGAGACCAAGTTCAACCCGATGGTCGACGCCAATCCGGTGCTCCAGAACCTGCTGGCCAAGCCGCGCAGCCACGAGGGCGTGAACAACCAGCGCATGAAGAGCTACCCGGGCGGCTTCCTGATGTTCGCCTGGGCGGGCTCCACCAAGACCATGCGCGGGCGCTCGGCGCCGCTGATCGTAGCCGACGAGGTGGACGGCTACAGCGGCACCGACGAGGGCGACGAGGTCGAGCTGCTGTGGCAGCGCGCCGCCACCTTCGGCGACCAGCGCCTGCTGGTGGAGATCTCCACGCCCACCATCAAGGGCGAGAGCAAGATCGAGGCCTCGTTCGAGGCCGGCGACCAGCGCCGTTTCTATGTGGCCTGCCCGCATTGCGATGCCCATCAGTCGCTCGACTGGCACCAGGTCACCTGGGACAAGGACGAGGACGGCACCCACCACCCGGACACCGCCGCCTACGTCTGCAAGCACTGCGGTGCCATGTGGAACGATGGCGAGCGCATCGCCGCCATCCGCACCGCCGAGCGTGTCGGCGCCGGCTGGAAGGCCGCCAAGCCTTTCCGGGGCCATGCCAGCTACCACCTCAACGAGCTCTACAGCTGCTTCCGCCGCCTGCGCGACATCGTGCAGAGCTTCCTGGACAAGAAGGCCAAGGGCGACCTGCAGAGCTTCATCAACGTGTCGCTCGCCGAGACCTGGGAGGAGCAGGGCGAGCAGGCCGAGCCCCACGTGCTGATGGAGCGCGCCGAGAGCTTCCGCGCTCCGGTGCCCTCTGGCGGGGTGGTGCTGACCGCCGGCATCGACATGCAGCAAGACCGCCTCGAGATGGAGACCGTCGCCTGGGGCTACGGCGACGAATCGTGGTCGGTGGACTACACCGTGCTCTGGGGCGACCCACTGCAGGATGAGGTGTGGCGCGACCTCGATGACTACCTGGCCACCACCTGGACCCACGAGAGCGGTGCCCAGCTCGGCATCATCGCCGCCTGCCTGGATACCGGCGGCAGCGCCGGCTACACCCAGCGCGCCTACGAGTACGCCCGCGGCAAGACCGGCCGCCGCCTGTTCGCCATCAAGGGTGTCGGCGGCTGGGATCGCCCCATCGTGACCGCGCCCTCGCGCAAGCGTACCGGCCGCGGCCAGCGCAAGGTGGACCTGTTCAGCGTCGGTACCGACGAGGGCAAGCTCACCGTCATGCGTCGCCTGGCGGTGGAGCAGCCCGGCCCCGGCTACTGCCACTTCCCTGCCGAGCGCGAAGCGGAGTTCTTCCACCAGCTCACCGCCGAGAAGCTGGTGACCAAGTACGTGAAGGGCGTGCCCAAGCGCGAATGGCACCAGACCCGCCCGCGCAACGAGGCGCTCGACTGCCGCCTCTACGCCTACGCCGCCCTCAAGATCGCCAGCCCCAGCTTGAAGCGTCACGCCGCCCGCCTGGCCGAGTACGAGCAGCCCGAGGGCGAGGAGGAGGTGGCGCCGCCGCCGAGCCAGCGCGCCCGAGAGCAGGAACCACCGCCAGCGGAGCCCAGGCCCCGCAAGCGCAAGACTAGGCGCAGACGCTCACGACCAGGCAACTCCTGGGTCAACCACTGGTGACGCATGCCCCATATCCCGGACAGCCTCACAGCAGGCACCACGCTGTCATTCACGGTGGCGCTTACCGCCTGCCCGCCGCCCGAGTGGTCGCTCACGCTGCTGCTGCGCGGGCCTGAGCAGCGCGACCTGTCCTCAATGCCCGACGGCACCCTGCACGCCTTCAGCGCGACCGCCACCGACACCTCCGCCTGGGCGGCTGGTGCCTACTGGTACAGCCTGCGCGCCACCGATGGCACCGAGGTGCACGAGATCGAGACCGGCACGCTCACCGTGGCGCCGGATCTCGCCGCCGTCTCCGTCGAGTATGACGGCCGCACCCACGCCGAGCGCGTGCTGGAGGCCATCGAGGCGGTGATCGAGGGTCGGGCCAGCAAGGACCAAGACAGCTACCGCATCAACAACCGCGAGCTGCGCCGCACCCCGGTCAGCCAGCTGCTCAAGCTGCGCGACGTCTACCGGCAGGAGGTGCGCCGCGCCCGGGCGGTCAAGCGCGGCCGCGACACCCTAGGGCGGCAGATTCTAGCGAGGTTCGGTGGTGCTTAACTTCCTGAAGCGAAACCAGGCGCCGAAGCCCGCCGAGGCGTCGGCGCCGCGCATGTCGCGCCTACGCAATACCCTCCGGGCGCCGGCCCGCAACCTGCTGGCGCAGGCCCGCGCAGACCGGCTCTCGAAGGACATGCCCACCACGCCGGTGCCGGCCGACCAGTTCATCGACAAGAACCAGCGCCCCCTGGTGGCCCGCTCGCGTCAGCTGCTGCTGACCAATGACTATGCCCGCGCCTTCGTCCGCCAGTGCCGCCAGAACATCGTCGGTCGCAAGGGCATCGCCCTGCAGGCCCAGGCCAAGGATCCCGACGGCTCTCTCGACGAGCTCGCCAACGACGCCATCGAGGCCGACTTCCTCGCCTGGTGCGACCGCCGTATCTGCGACGTGGCGGGGCGCCGCTCCTTCCGTCAGATCCTCAACCGGGCCGTGGAGGATGCCGCCACCAACGGCGAATTCATGATTCGCCTGGTCTATGGCAGCGAACACAACCCCTGGGGGCTGGCGCTGCAGGTGCTGGACCCCCAGCGCTGCCCGGTGGAGGTGAGCGAGGACCACCTGCCCGGCGGCGGCTTTATCCGCCAGGGCATCAAGTACAACCGCTGGGGGCGGCCGGTGGCCTTCCTGTTTGGCACCACCAGCCCGGCGGAGAGCGATTACCGCTTCGGTGGTCGCCAATTCGTGGAGATCCCCGCCGATGAGGTGCTGCACGGCTTCATGGAGGACCTGGTGGGCCAGCGCCGCGGCCTGCCGTGGATGGTCACCGCCTTGCTGCGCATGCATCACCTGGATGGCTTCGAGAAGGCGGCCCTGGTCAATGCCCGGGTCTCCGCCGCCAAGGGTGGGTTCTTCGAGTGGGAGGAGGGCATGGGCCCCTCCGACGAGGAGGACGAGGGCGAGCACGAGCCCCTCTATATGGATGCCGAGCCGGGCAGCTATCAGGAGCTTCCGCCGGGCCTCAAGTTCAAGGGATGGGAGCCGCAGTTTCCCAGCGGCGACCTGGCGCCCTTCTCCAAGCAGAGCCTGCGCGGCATCGCCAGCGGTCTGGGTGTCTCCTACAACACCCTGGCCAACGACCTCGAGGGCGTGAACTTCTCCAGTATCCGCCAGGGCGTGCTGACCGAGCGCGACCACTGGCTGGACATGCAGGAGTGGCTGATCGAGCAGCTGCTGGAGCCCGTCTATCAGGCTTGGCTGCCCCGGGCGCTGCTCAAGGGCATCGCCGTGCCGGGCACCAACGGCGCCACCCTGCGCCCCGAGCGCATCGAGAAGTATCGCGCCCATGACTGGCAGGCGCGCCGCTGGGACTGGGTCGACCCCGACAAGGACAGCAAGACCGCTGCCCGCGACATCGCCAACAAGATCAAGAGCCCATCTCAGGTGATCCGCGAGCGCGGGGGCGACCCGCGCACCGTCTGGCGGCAGTGGGCCAACGACCGCCAGGCCATGATCGATGCCGGCATCCCCGAGGCCCTGGTCGACGCCACCCTCGGAAACCCGACCATGAACAGCGGCAGCAGCACGCCCCAGGGCGACACCGCAGGAGAGACGAGCCATGAAGGATAAGCGCGAGACTCACGACCGGCTGCACCGGCCAGCCGCCCCTGAGCCGCGGCCGAGAGATGACAAGGCCCGCGAGCTGGAGGGCAGCTTCCAGCGTCGCGGCGTCACCGACGAGCAGCTGCGCAAGCTGAAGGCCGAGGGCCTGCGGCGAGGTCTCCAGGTTGCCGAGGTGCGCGCCCTGGACGAGCAGAAACGCACGGTCGAGCTGGCATTCTCCAGCGAGGCCGAGGTGGAGCGGTGGTTCGGCATTGAGGTGCTGGACCACGGCGAAGGCGCCATGCGCACCGATCGTCTCGAGGACGGGGCGGCCGTGCTGGTCAACCACGACTGGGACGACCAGGTGGGCGTGGTGGAGTCTGTCACCGTGGGAGCCGACCGGCGGGGTCGGGCGGTGGTGCGCTTCGGAAAAGGCGCCCGTGCTTCCGAGGTGTGGCAGGACGTGGTCGACGGCATTCGTCGGCATGTCTCGGTGGGCTACGCGATCCACAAGGTGGAGGTCGAGGAGCGCGCTGGGCTGCCTGACATGGTGCGCGTCACCGATTGGGAGCCGCACGAGATCAGCATCGTCTCCGTGCCGGCGGATGTTTCGGTGGGCGTGGGGCGCTCGCAGGAACCACCGCCAGCGGAGCCGGGCAAGGGCGGCCTCGATACTGCCAGCAACGGCCAGAGTGGCACGCCTGGCGCATCCAGAACACACCAGAAGGAAGGCGAGATGAACGAGAAGATCCTGCGCGACAAGAGCGGCAACCTGGTGCGCGCCAAGGTCAATGACGAGGGCGAGATCGTCGAGGTGCTCGAGATGATCGAGCGCGCCGGCGAGGAGCAGGACAAGGCCCGCCGGGCTGGCGTTCAGGCCGAGCAGCAGCGGGTCAAGGCGATCATGGACATGGGCCGCGAGTACGAGAACACCGATCTGGCGACCCGCTTCGTCAGCGAGGGCAAGAGCCCCGAGGAGTTCCAGCGCGCCCTGCTGGCCGACATGCACAAGCAGCGCTCCAAGGCGGTCAGCGACGTGGGCGAGGGCGGACAGCGCTCGGCCAGCATCGGCATGTCCGACAAGGACCTGCAGCGCTATTCGATGATGAAGGTGGTGCGGGCCCTGGCCAACCCCACCGACAAGCGCGCCCAGGAGGCGGCAGCTTTCGAGCTGGAGCTCTCCCAGGAGGCCGAGCGTCAGTACGGCAAGGAGGCCCGCGGCATCCTGATCCCTGACGACGTGCTCTCCCGTGCCTTCAATGCCGGCGGCTCCGCCGATACCCCGGTCGGCGCCGTCACCGGCGAGACCCTGGTCGATACCCAGTACATGGCAGGCAGCTTTATCGAGATGCTGCGTAACCGCACCGTGCTGATGCGCCTGGCCACCACCATGAGCGGCCTGGTCGGCAACGTCGACGTGCCCAAGCAGACCGGCGGCGCCACCGCCTACTGGATCGGCGAGCATGAGGATGCCCCCGAGGGCACCCCGACCATCGGCCAGATCGGCCTGACTCCCAAGACCGTGGCGGCCTATACCGACATCACTCGCCGGTTGATGCTGCAGTCCACGCCGGACGCCGAGCGTATCGTGCGCAATGACCTGGCCTCCGCGGTGGCGCAGGCCATCGATGCGGCCGGCTTCTACGGCGCCGGCGGCAACGAGCCCACCGGTATCGCCAACGTCTCCGGCATCAATGCGGTGCCCCTGGCCACCGCCGGCAAGCCCACCTACGCCGAGACGGTGCAGATGGAGAGCGAGATCGCCGCCGACAACGCCGACGTCAACAACATGGCCTATGTGCTGGCCTCCATGATGCGCGGCCACTTCAAGACCACCCAGAAGTTCGACGGCACCAACGGGGCACCGATCTGGGAGCAGGGCAACACCGTCAACGGCTACCGCACCGAGGTGACCAACCAGATCCAGGCCGGCGATCTGTTCTTCGGCAACTTCGCCGACCTGATCATCGGCCTGTGGGGCGGGCTCGACCTCACCGTGGACCCCTACAGCCTGTCCAAGTCCGGCGGCACCCGCCTGGTGGTGTTCCAGGACGTCGACATGGTGACCCGCCGCGTCGAATCCTTCTGCCTGGGCCGCTACACCGGACCCTGACCCGGCAACCACTGACTGATGGCCCCGCCCCGCGGGGCCATCGCCGCATGAGGATGACCCCATGAGCAAGAAGACCAAGAGCGTCGATATTCAGTGCACCAGCGCCTTTATGGCGGCGGGCAAGATGATCACCAAGGACCAGATGGTGCGTGGCGTTCCCGAGCCGGAGGCCCTGGGCCTGGTGCGCCGCGGCAAGGCCAAGATCGTCGAGGATGCCGAGGATGCCGGCGACGATAAGGCCCTCGATGAAATGACCGTGGCCGAGCTCAAGGCCCTGGCCCAGGAGCTGGAGATCGACGGCGCCGACGGCATGAAGAAGGCCGAGCTGATCGCCGCCATCGAGGCCGCTGAGGACGAGGGCGAGTAATGCCGGCGCCGGACTGGGAGGACCTGGGCGACTTCCTCGACGAGGGCGAGTTCGCCGTCCCGGTGGTGGTCACCCTGGCCGATGGCGAGCAGCTGACCCTGTCCGGCATCTATGAGGACCAGTACCTGGACGCCCAGCTCGGTGAGTACGCCATGGACTCGACCCGGCCTCGGGTGTGGTGCAAGGAGGCAGACGTCGAGGGCGTGGCCAAGGGGGATACCTGCACGGTGGCGGGCGTCACCTATGACGTGCTCACCGAGCCTCAGGGGGACGGCACCGGCATGGCCATGCTCGATCTGGCAGTGAGGCCCTATGCTGGATTTTGACATCGACACCGATGACCTGGAGCGCCTGGCCGAAGAGCTGGGCGCCATGCCCAAGGAGGTCAGGGCCTCCTACAACCGGGCCCTGACCCGCACCGCCGCTACCCTGCGCACGCTCTCCAGCAAGGGGCTGCAGTCTCACCTGGGGCTGGCCCG